TAGTTGAGCGAACTTAGAACTACGGGTGTACTGCGACACAGCATCACGTAGCTTAGTGTTAGGCTTAAGGTCTACCTTGTCGTGTCGCATTACAATCATCTCCTACCTCTCCAATCTATCCAGAGTTTAACACTATGACAATCTCCGTAGATAAAGTCAAGTAGCCAAACCAAGTTTAACTTATTATCACGCATCCTTTGTAGGTTTCTTGCGGCGATTGTCTGGTAACTGTGGCCTCCTAGCAACACGTTCACTAGGATGCTCATCGCCAGTGTCACTCGACTCAGGTAGTTTACCAACCCAACCCGTGACATCATCATGCGGATCTTCCTCATTCATAATACTCCCAGCCCAACCCCGACTACTACAAGTGCAATTACTATCATAGCTGCACCTTTAAAAACGTGGAACATATAGATCCCCCTCTGCTTTGAGTGCGTCAATGTGGCGTAGCTCTTCACGGTGGAAGTCAGCCATAGAGTACTCACCCTCCCACTCATAGTCATCTACTGCCTTAGACACACGGTTATACTCCTCATTGATAGGGAGCAAGTGCTCTGCAATGAATAGGTCTCGTTCTTCCTGGGTCATTAGTCTTTCTCCTCGTTATAATACCAAGCGGTAGGATCGTCAGGCAATACGTAAGCCTTCCAGTGGTTAGGGTTACCATCATCACCTACAGGCGCTCGAAAGTTAAACATATTCTTCAACGCATATGCCTTATCCCTTGCGTCACTGAGTTGTGACAGTCTAACATCCATCATCTCCATTGTGTCATCTACTAGTGAGTCAATAGTGTTGTATACTTCCAAGAGTATTCCTACCTCGTCACGGGTCAGTTCTGTTTTTATTGTCTTATTAGTCATGTGTCTAGCTCCTCCTTAATACGCATTAATACATTAGCACGATCACTGTAGTACTTCATCAGTACAGGATCAGAGTAATCAATCTCACTCCACCCTGTGCTTTCTATGTCTGATTCTAACACATCTTTAAGCATCAGTAGTTCATCACTCCATAACTCCATCTTATGCATCATGCCACCCCCTCTTGGATCTCTTTGAAGATACGAGCTAACGTATCCACACTTGCCTTGGGCAGGTCGATGCAGTCACTCTCTTGTAAGTCACCTTGCACTCGCATTGTGCCATCACTGTACAGTATACCTGTCCAGCCGTAGCCTAGGTCATTGATCTTTGTGATACTCTTAGTCATTGTATTACCTCATTAATTATTTGTTCAATCGCTTCACTCAGATTCAAGCCTGTACTAGCTTGACGCTCCTTCGCTTTTGCGAGTGCGCTAGGTCTGAGATAAATACGGATCTGTTGTTTGTGTTGCTCTGGCAGTGCATTAGTCATAGCATTATAATCCTAATTGTTGCAATAGGTCTGCGTCTTCTTGAGTAAAGGTATCAGTATTTACCTTGGTGTAGTTACTATCCCAGTACTGTTCTTTATACAAGGGGTCAGCCCAGGTCAAGGTCAACCCATAGGTAGCCTCGCTGATGTAGCTGTCGCCTAACTCGAAGGAACCGTAGGTCATGTCAGTCTTAACTGCAACAAACCAACGTGCATACTTGTTAGTCTTCTCCTTGTCGGGGCGCTGGTATGTCTTGAGTAAGCGCATCTCTGTCGCACCGAAGGGGCCATACCCTTTGAAGACAGCGTATGGTTTATCTTGTGGGCGGGATTTACCTAGCAGGTTCTTAGTCACAGTCATTGTATATACTCCTCTATAGGTTTAATTTTAGCTGTTACATGATGCATGTCATTGTAGCGTTTCAACAGGGACTCCAAGCGCTTCAGTGATGTAACACGGTACTCACAAAACATAAAGCCTTGGCTATCCCATACTTGTATAGTTGTACAAGTGTCATCCCTACCCAGCAAAGTGACGCACCCGGCGTGATGATGTCTTGTTGTTAGACTTCTCAAAGTAAACAGAACGCTTGCCGATATGCAAGGCTTTCATGCACTTGCCTTGAGCGATACCATAACGCTTGATTGATACACGCTTACGGGTCAAGCCCTTGATGCCTAGAAAGTTAAAACGGAAACCGTCAGTGCGGTCATTGAGTGGTTTAGTTGCGATACATACGAACATTGTATTTCTCCTTTAGGTTTGATTAGTTTAGATATTATGGATACGTTTCCATGTAGTCCAAGTGATAGCTTGTAGTTCACTAGGCTTAACCTTAACACGCTTGGCAGCTGTGACATACGCCACCTGTAACTCACGATATTGTTTCTTGCCCATGTTAGTCTTGTCACTAGTCAGGCCTTCACGTTGACCCCTAGCAATGTTAAGAGCATGACCGTCAATAGTCACCTCGTCAAGCCCCCTTATGTTAGAATAGAAGGAGCGTATCTTCTGACCGTTCAAGCGTGTCAATATATCGTCATCACTCTCAAGCGCATCATCAAGTATAGACCACGCCTTCTGTTTCATCTTGTTGTAGCATGACACCTTGAAGTCATCCATAGTGTCACCCTTAACCCATGCATTGCACATGGTCAAGGTGTCCTTGCAATTACGTTCCCACCTATTGTTAGGCGATAGTGCAGCCATCACACCTATCACAGTAGTCTCAGGAATGCCTGTCTCATTAGCAATCCAAGACGCCATGCGCTTGGCTCTATCGTACCACTCCACGCCATCAGCCTTGTCCGATACGGTAGCAAGTCGGTACATCTTGAGTATGTTTCTGACATAGTTAGCCATAGTATTCTCCATTGAGATTGATTGATAAAGAGACACCCGTTGAGGGAGGATAGCACAGATGCCCCCATATCAATCAAACACACTAGCTCAGACATTTGACGGGCTGATTCAAGTCACCGTTCTACCGCCCCGTATCTCGGACGCTGTCCTTAAGCTAGTCTATGTGTCGTCTTGTTATTCAGTCTGCATATTCTGTATTCTTAGTCAAGTCTTTTTATTCGGTCTTAGTATTCTATGCGGGTCTTCTATCCGGCTTGATCGTCTAGGACGCTGGTTAGGTTAAAGAGCTACGCTGCTTTGGTTTGAACCTTGTCGCTTTCGATGTATTCACTATGGCCTGATTCGTTCTCGAATGTAAAGAACTATTTTAACTTTTTATTGAGATTTATTGGAACTTTCTTTCAAGCCTCTGATTTTACTTAGATAAAGTGATACTGTCCAGCGCATAGCGTCAATAGCTTGCCTCGCGTAGATATACTACACGCGCGTTTCTATTTGATGTTAGGGTAGGGGGTAGGCTTAGGGACAAGCGCTTGAGGGGGGTAGGGGTATTACATGCATAAATCCCACGACTTCCCTTCGATTCCCGTAACTCCGTGTAAATAAGGGAAAAACCCCTGCGTGACATACTCAATAACTATAAAAAGCATTACATTCCAGTGACATAGCCTTAGACTACCTGCAAAAACACGCCTGCCACTACCTGAGTAGAGGGGCGCATGGGCCACCCCACCCCTATACGTTACGTATATATGTACTCTGCAACACACGGGGATTTTGAACTGCTTACGCAACGCCCTATATGTACCCCTCCACACACAACTCCTGTCGTATACCTCTCTAAAGAAGGACGTTATAATGTAACGCTAGTACAGTATGGCAAGAGTGTAACTACAATGTGTCAACAATAAGGCACAACTAAGACAGTAGGACTAATAGTGTGCTTTTTGTGCAACACTTATAAACTATTTTAGTTTGACTACAGATTTAATGGCTTGACAAGCACCCCCTTTTCGTGCATAACTGTGGGGGTAAGGGGGTTATAGTTAAACTATTAAGTAATAAAACTTAGATATAGTATAACTATAGTAGTTTAAACTTAAGAAAATAGCTTGACACAATAGTTAAACTATAATATCATTACTTAATAAGTAGTTTAAACTTAGATATAGTTAAACTATCTTACATCTTAACTACATATAAAAGTAATATATGATAGTTAGAACTATATAGTTATACTATAACACTTATAGCTATTTACACTTGTAGTAATAAAGTACTTGACACCCATGCAAAAAAGAGTAAAACTATATGCATCAGAAGATGTATTAACTGAGTTCTATCTAGCTTTAGCTGATAATGACTCCCGTAGATTACGTCAAGTACACATTCCTAAGTCTGACGTCTTCTATGTCCGTACTGCTATTCATAACGATACTGGTGTGTGGTACACACTTGACCACGTAGAACGAGCGATGTACTTAGAGGGTCACTTGAGTCGGAATGAAGTGTTAGACCCTGATAGGGAGAGAGACTACTGTAGTGGCTAAGACTGTGTTAGACGATTGGAAGGTACTACCTCGGCTTATGATGTTAGCCGTTACTGTATTGACTTACCAAGCAGTACATTGGTTTATGTCACTACCAGATCCAAGCGTTGCACAGTCAGGACTTGTATCGGTATGCATGGGAGCTTTAACTGGTTGCTTCGGTATCTGGATGGGCAAAGAGTCTAAGACTACCGTAACCCCTACACGTGTAGTACACGAAGAGAAGTATAGCAAATGATAGGTCAGATAATTGGTGCAGTAGGTGGCTTAGCTTCTACTTACCTTGATGGTAAGGTAGCAGTCTCTAAAGCTAATGCTGAGATCCGTGTTAAGCAAGCCACTGGTGAGCTTGACTGGGATATTGCTGCAATGAACAGTACTCAGAATAGCTGGAAGGATGAGTGGATTACTCTACTTTTCTCTATTCCCCTTATCCTAGCATTCTGTGGTGAGTGGGGTAACTCCATTGTACAGGCTGGGTTTACTGCCTTAGAGACTATGCCTACGTGGTATCAGTACTCATTAGGTGGTATCGTAAGTGCTAGCATTGGTATGCGTTCCGTATCTAAATTCTTTACAGCAGGTAGAAAATAACATGGCGTTTAAACTTTCAAGTCGTAGCCTAGCTAAGATGGAAGGCGTAGATGAGAGCCTTGTGTCTGTAGTTAAACGAGCTATTGAACTAACCAAGGTAGACTTCGGTGTAGTGTATGGTCTACGTACAGTAGAGGAACAAGAGAAGCTTGTAGCTGCAGGTAAGTCCCAGACTATGAAGTCTAAACACCTAGAAGGACGTGCAGTAGACCTTATGGCTTACGTGGATGGCAAGGGTTGCTGGGAGTTGAACGTATACGATGACCTCTGTGATGCAATGAAAGAGGCAGCTAAGGAGCTTGGTGTAGCTATCAAGTGGGGTGCAGCTTGGTCAGAGGGTGACATCCGTAGTTACCCAAGTTCAGCTGAAGATGCTATGATGGCTTATGTAGATTTACGCCGTAGTCAAGGGCGCAGACCCTTTATTGATGGCCCTCATTTTGAGTTGATGTGATATGGCTACAACTAAAGACGTAGAGCGTTTACCTAGTGGTAAGTTGAAGTACCGGGGTGAGACGTACCCAGGTTACAACAAACCTAAGAAGACCCCTGGTGGATCTAAGAAGAGTGCTGTCTTAGCTAAGAAGGGTGACCAAGTAAAGGTTGTACGCTTTGGTGACCCTAACATGTCCATCAAGAAGGATAACCCAGAGCGCCGTAAGAACTTCAGAGCTAGACACAGTTGTGATACAGCTACAGATAAGTTCACTGCACGTTACTGGTCATGTAAGGCTTGGTAATGTGTGGTTAGCTATAGTAATGATATGTACTCAACCTAATGTTTCTTCTTGTCAAGTTACTGCAAAGAATGATAAGCTTTTTGATAGTGAGCAATCCTGTAAGGTAGAAGCTAAAACAGTAGCTGACTTGGTAGCAAGTAAAGGTGCTTACTCTAAGTGGGGGTGCTTTAAGATAGGAGAGGAAGCCTAATGGCTAAGTCAACAGTTAATGCAGCAGGTAACTACACTAAGCCTACGATGCGTAAGAACCTTGTAGCTAAAGTAAAGGCTGGCAGTAAGGGCGGTAAGCCTGGGCAGTGGTCTGCACGTAAAGCTCAGATGGTAGCTAAGCAATACAAAGCTAAGGGTGGAGGCTACAAGTCATAATGAAAGCACCACAGAAATCACTTAAGAAGTGGGGAGATGAGAAGTGGGGCACTAAGTCAGGTAAGCCCTCTACTCAAGGTAAGAAAGCTACAGGTGAGCGTTACCTACCTAAGAAAGCTAGGGATGCCTTGACCCCTGCAGAATATAAAGCTACAAGTGCAGCTAAGCGTAAGGGTACTAAGGCAGGCAAGCAGTTTGTAGCTCAACCAAAGAAGATAGCTAAGAAGACAGCAAAGTACAGGAAGTAATACTATGATGGTAGGTATGAGTTTGATGTTAGGGGAGCCACCTGAGGTAGACCCTAAGAACCGTGACCGTGCAGAGAAGTACTGGATGTATGGTGCTACTGCAGAGGAACTAGGTAAAGCTTGGAATAAGGATGCTGACATTGCAGCCCTTAAGACTTGTGGTAACTGTGAATACTTCGACAACCGTGCTCGTACTTTGAAGGCGTTAAACATTGAGTCAGGCTTGGGTGCTTGCACTAAGTTCGAGTTTGTGTGTAGTCAAGAGAAGTCCTGCCAAGGGTGGGATTGTAAAGATATTGATATGATAACGGAAGAGGATTAAGACTATGATGAACAAAGGCATGAAAGCTCTCAAGAAAGAAGCACCTGAAGTAGCTAAGAAGATGGGCTACATGAAGGGTGGTATGACTAAGAAGATGGGTTACAACAAAGGCGGTTACTGTGGTGCGTCTAACCCTGCAGAACGTCCTATGAAGAAGACTAAGTAATGAAGTATTACCATAAATATAAAGAAGCACTGGAAGCTAAGGGCTACCGTGTAGATGAGCATGGCTACGTGTGGGACTCTATGGGTAACCAGTCAGCTGGTGAAGACAACTACGGTAACGTACAGAGTAAAGACCCTAACATTAATACTATCTGCCAGGAAGCAGACCTTGCAAGCCCAGCGCCTGTTAAAAAGACCCCCGCTAAGAAGGCAACTAAAAAGGTAGAGGCTAAAGATGAGGATCTGGAAGTGGTACGAGCACGTGATGAAAATGGACATTTCATTGCTGACAACCCCGATACTCCTGATGTGAATGAAGCTTGGGTAGTTAAGACAGTTAAGAAGGCTGCTAAAAAGAAATGAGCTTACTTAATCCAGGCAAGTCATCACGTATGCGTTCTGTGTATGGTCACAACAGTGGCACTGCTACAGAGGTTGTATATACATGCCCTGCTAACTGTGTAGCTGAGTTAACCTTTGTTCACGTAGTTAATGGTGGTGGTAGTACAAACTCTGTAGATGTAGAGTGGTATGTAGCTGCCGATAACTACACTTCTCATTTCTTGTCGGGTAAGAGTCTAGGTTCTGGGGATAACACTACGTTTATTGATATAGACCTAGTACTACAATCGGGTGACAGGATACAAGTAACTCCTACTTCCTCTGGGCATATTGACACTATTCTTACTGTAACTGAGACCTTTGTACCTGTTGGGTAGCGGGTATTCCAATATAGCAGTTCTAAACCTTACTGTTTTGTAGTATAACTGTACATGCCAAGAACGGCATAACATACAGTGGAGACTACATAATGTACTTAACATACGACTACCCAAGCCAGTTTAAACTTGCAGTAATAGCTACAACCAAACGAACACTGAAAGCTGTAGCTAAGTTCTTTATCTCTGTTGGTAACTCACTAGCTAAAGCTCAACAGATGAGAGCAGACTATTACTTACTGAATAACATGAGTGATAAGCAGCTTAAAGATATTGGTATCACACGTGGTGAGATCAAGCAACGGTTCTACGGAACAGACAGTGAAACATAAGAAAGTAGTGTAATGGCACGACAACTTACAGAGAATCAAGTTAAGTTCTTAGAGGTACTCTTCGATGAGGCTGGCGGTGACGTAGTGAAAGCTAAGAAGCTTGCTGGCTACAGCGATAACACCCCTACGAGGCTTATCATTGATTCTCTTAAGGATGAGATCTTCGATGGCACTAAGACGTACATGGCACGTATTGGACCTAAGGCAGCTGTAGCTTTCGGACAGGCTCTTATTGACCCTACAGAGCTAGGCGTAAAAGAGAAGATGTCTGCAGCCAAAGAAGTACTTGATCGTGCAGGTATTGTAAAGACGGAGCGTGTGGAGGTACAAGCCTCAGGTGGTTTGTTTATCCTCCCACCTAAAGAGCAAGATGATACGAGTAACTAAGACGAAAGAACGTGAGAGCATAGGCTACTGGATGTTGCCTAAGCCTGACTTTAAAGTAAAGAGATGGGAGAGAATCCCACGATTATCGCCTCAAGTACCGTTTGGTTACGAGATAGACCCGGATGATGAGGACTGGCTTAAACCTATTTCTAAAGAATTAGAGCTTTTAGTACTTGCAAAGAAGCATCTAAAGCAGTATAGTTACAGGGAAGTCAGTGCTTGGCTATCAACACAGTCAGGCAGGTATATCTCACACATGGGGTTGAAAAAGCGTATAGATGTCGAAAGAAAACGTAAGTCACTTGCTGCAATTAAACGCAAGCTTGCCCAGCGGCTCGAAAAAGCGCTCAGGCAGTACGAGATCCTCGAAAAAGAAAGACTCGGTTACTACACCTACGAGGAAGACGAACAAGAAGACAGTACCCGCCCAAGTTAAGCCTGCAGAGTTTGACCCTATTGCTGCTCAAGAGGTGGTCTTTCAGCCTAACCCTGGGCCTCAGACACAATATCTAGCCTCTGCAGAGCGTGAGGTACTATATGGTGGGGCAGCCGGTGGAGGTAAATCGTATGCCACACTAGCAGATCCGCTACGTGACTTGAATAACCCAGACTTTAGTGGCCTACTTGTACGTCACACTACAGAAGAACTTAGGGAACTCATACAGAAGAGTCAAGACCTGTACCCTAAAGCTATACCCGGTATAAAGTGGTCGGAACGTAAATCTCAGTGGACCACTCCCAGAGGGGGACGTCTTTGGATGTCCTACCTCGACAAAGACACAGACGTCATGCGCTACCAAGGGCAGGCGTTTAACTACGTAGCCTTCGATGAGCTTACGCAATGGCAGTCACCCTATGGGTGGAACTACATGCGATCTCGATTACGTAGTAGTTCCAAGGAGTTAGGCCTCTACATGAGGGCTACAACCAACCCCGGTGGCCCCGGTCACTCTTGGGTCAAGAAAATGTTTATTGATCCTGCCCCGTCTAACACGCCTTTCTGGGCTACAGACATTGAGACAGGTGAAACGCTTACCTACCCTAACGGTCACAGTAGAGCAGGTGAGCCACTGTTTAAACGTAGGTTTATACCTGCTAGTCTATTCGATAACCCTCACCTAGCTGAGAGTGGCGACTACGAAGCAATGCTTCTGTCACTCCCAGAGCATCAAAAGAAACAACTACTTGAGGGTAACTGGGACGTCAACGAAGGTGCAGCCTTCCCTGAGTTCAACAGGAATATGCACGTAGTTGAACCCTTTGAGATACCTGACTCGTGGACTAAGTTCAGGGCGTGTGACTACGGGTACGGCTCCTTTACTGGGGTTGTGTGGTTAGCAGTAACACCTTCAGAGCAACTCATAGTTTATAGAGAGTTGTACTGCTCTAAGGTTACAGCTACAGACTTAGCTGATATGATCTTAGAAGCTGAAGCTAGGGATGGTACTATACGCTACGGAGTGCTTGACTCCTCACTATGGCATAACCGTGGTGATACTGGTCCTTCACTAGCTGAGCAGATGAACATGAAGGGGTGTCGCTGGCGTCCTTCAGATAGATCAAAAGGCTCACGTATATCTGGTAAGAACGAACTACACCGCAGACTGCAGGTAGATGAATACACAGAGGAACCTAGGTTAGTATTCTTTTCTACGTGTACCAACACAATAGCACAACTACCGTCTATACCACTGGACAAAAGAAACCCAGAAGATGTAGACACAAATGCAGAAGACCACTTGTATGATGCATTACGTTATGGTATAATGACAAGACCACGTAGTTCTCTATGGGATTACAATCCAGCTAAAGATCAACGCTCTGGATTTCAAGCTTCAGACTCAACATTCGGGTATTAAAATATGGCAGACATTGAAGACGTAAACTTCGACACAGATGAAGTAGTAGCAGCTGAAAACGGCAGCGATAAACTCTTTGAGTCTGTTAATAGCGTAGTTAGCTTCGTTAAGGATCGCTTCGGACGTGCAGAAGATGCTCGACTTGTAGATGAAGAGCGTTGGTTACGTGCTTACCGTAACTACCGTGGCTTGTATAGTTCAGACGTACAGTTCACTGACACAGAGAAGTCACGAGTATTTGTTAAGGTAACTAAGACTAAAACACTTGCAGCCTACGGACAAATCGTAGACGTACTCTTCGGTAATAATAAGTTCCCTCTTGCAGTAGATCCTACAGTACTACCAGACGGTGTAGCAGATGCGGTACATATTAACGTAGATCCTAATGCCGATAAGGCGGGTGAAGGTGGCAGGGCTGTCACAGAGAACGTAGCAGCCCCTACAGCGCTGTTAGGTGATGACGGTAAGCTACTACCCGGAGAAACGATCATTGATCTACAGGAGCGCTTAGCGGGTCTCAAGACTAAGTTGTCTCCTGTGAGTGATAAGATCATCGAAGGTGACGGTACTACTCCTACTACAGTGTCGTTCCACCCTGCGATGGTAGCCGCTAAGAAGATGGAGAAGAAGATCCACGATCAGCTTAATGAGAGTGGTGCATCCAAGCATCTACGCTCTATGGCTTTCGAGATGGCGTTGCTTGGTACAGGCGTAATGAAAGGTCCATTCGCTGTAGATAAAGAGTACCCTAGCTGGGGTGAAGACGGTGAGTACTCCCCTCTCGTTAAGACTGTCCCTGAGTGTAACCACGTGTCTGTATGGAACTTCTACCCTGACCCAGAGTCTACCTCAATGGATGACGCTGAGTATGTAGTAGAGCGTCACAAGATGTCACGCAATCAGCTGCGCTCCTTGAAGGGACGCCCTTACTTCCGTGATGATTCTATTGAGAACGCTATCGCTCAAAGCCCAGACTACGTGCGTAAGCACTGGGAAATGAAGATGGAAGACGATGACATCTCTGCTCAGTCTGAGCGCTGGGAAGTTATGGAGTTCTGGGGTTACGTTGACGTAGACATCCTTGAAGAGAATGGCGTTAAGATCCCTAAAGAGTTACGTGATCTAAACGAAGTAAGCTGTAACATCTGGGTATGTAACGGTGAAGTACTACGTATGGTACTTAACCCATTCAAACCAGCACGTATTCCTTACTACTCCACGCCTTATGAGCACAACCCATACAGCTTCTTTGGTGTAGGTATTGCTGAGAACATGGACGATACGCAGACATTAATGAATGGTTTTATGCGTATGGCTATTGACAATGCTGCGCTTTCTGGTAACCTTATTATGGAAGTCGATGAGACTAACTTGGTTCCAGGTCAAGACATGAGTGTGTACCCTGGCAAGATCTTCAGACGTCAAGGCGGTGCTCCGGGTCAGGCTATCTTCGGAACTAAGTTCCCTAACGTAGCTCAAGAGAACATGCAACTCTTTGACAAGGCTCGTGTATTGGCTGATGAGAGTACTGGATTCCCTAGCTTCGCACACGGTCAAACTGGTGTCTCGGGTGTAGGGCGTACAGCTTCAGGTATCTCTATGCTTATGTCTGCAGCTAACGGTAGTATTCGTAGCGTAGTTAAGAACGTAGATGACTATCTGCTTGGCCCCCTAGGTAAAGCTTTCTTCTCGTTCAACATGCAGTTTGACTACGATGAAACTATCAAGGGTGACTTGGAAGTTAAAGCATCAGGTACTGAAAGCTTGATGTCTAACGAGGTACGCTCACAACGTCTAATGCAGTTCTTGCAGGTAGCGTCTAATCCTAACCTTGCACCGTTTGCTAAGATGGATTACGTCATTCGTGAGATCGCTAAGTCTATGGACCTTGACCCAGACAAGGTGACTAACTCTATGCAGGACGCAGCTATCCAGGCTGAGCTATTTAAGAAGTTCCAAGAGCAGAACCCACAGCCACCCCAACCGCAAGGCCCAGCGCCGGGACCAGAAGGTCAAGCACCAGCGGGAGCAAACGTACAAGACACTACAGGATCAGGTGGAGCGCAGATGGGTACAGGCACAGCGCCTCAACCCGGTGAGCAAGGATTTAGTGGGAACGTAGCCTAATGAGTGGTATCACTAGACTGTTAGCTAAAGAGCTTAGCTCTGCGCTGGGCATTACAAAAACTCCTGTACCAGCCCCTGAACCTAAACAGAGTACAACTAAATGAATGGCGCACTAAAGAAGTTAGTCAACGATAAGCAACTATGGGACGCTTACGTAGAGTATCTAGACGATAAGATAAGCTCTGCACACAAACGACTAGAGCAAGAGAATCAACCTGATAATATGTACAGGGTTCAAGGCGAGATCGCCTCACTACGTAGATTAAAATATATGAGGGACGAAATCAATGGAAGCCAATGAAGCTAAACAAATGGAGATGCTACTTCAAGAGGGTGGTATCGCAGATGACGGTACTACTGTAGACCCTGTAAGTGGCAATGAAGTACCTCCAGGTTCAATGGCAGAAGAGGTACGTGATGACGTCCCTGCTCAGTTGAGTGAAGGCGAGTACGTTGTACCTGCTGATGTTACACGCTACTACGGTGTTAAGTTCTTTGAGGATCTACGTACACAGGCCAAGCAGGGCATGGGTCAGATGGAAGCAGAGGGACGTATTGGTGGTGAGCCAGTAAGTCAAACTATGGACAACCAGACCGAGGGCGCTCTAACTCCAGAAGAGCTTGCAATGCTACAAGAGATGGGCATGGCTGTAGGCGGTATGGTTACACCTCCACCTCAGGCTGTAGGTAATACAGGAGAGTACAACAAAGGCGGTCAAGTCTTGTATGCGCAGGACGGTGTAGATGTAAGTGCTGCCAACGCTTCTACGTCAGGCGTTAATCCTTACCAAGCACAGTTTACTCAGGGCATGGGTTCTGCCTTTGCTCCAGGTTATCTAAGCCAACAGATCATTGATGACTACCAGGCCTCACAATCCCCACAGTCAAGTATAGTTATGCTTTACTCTCCTGACGGTATTGCTGTGTCTGTAACACTACCTGCAGAGCAATCTAAGTATGACCAGCTTATATCTGAGGGTTACACCACTGAGCCTGTAGCTACAACTACAGAGACTACAGTAGCTACTGATGATGGTGACGATAGGCCACCCACTGAGACTGCTAAGCCCGTTAACTACACGGGTATGAGTGAATCAGAACTACAAAAAGCTTACGCACAGAACCAGACTGCAATGGCTATGATGGCAGGTATGACTGCTATTAACCCTATCTTTGGTGCGTTTGGTACTTGGGCTACTAATAGTACTAAGAAGAAAATCGAAGCTGAAATGAAGAAACAAGGCTATGCTATCCCTGAAGGCGGTAGTATATTTGACATTTCTTTAGGTGGCCTTGTTGATGGTATTAAAGACCTACTAGGACTGAGCGATGAAGAGACCGCAAAGGTTGTTGCTCAAGTGAGTAGCGGTGATGATACAACAGTTACGCCTACAGGCTCTTATGCTGTTACTACTGATGCGCAAATACAGCAAATGCAAGACGATAATAGTGATTCTACTGCAGCTATTGTTGCTAGCCAAGAAGCAACGAGTAATATGCAAGGTCTAACCTCAGAAGAAAAAACTGAAACAATGAAAAAAGCAACAGAAGGTATAACAACAGGGACGGAATCTTCTACTGCAGTAGATAATACAACAGCAGGTGGCGCAGACCTTGATACCGCTTTCGGGATTACTGGACTAAACGCAGGCGGCTTCGTATCTAAACGCTCCAAGAAGAACAAAAAGAAAAAGTAACTACTAGACTACCAACATAACTATAAGGCTACCCAGCTACGGCTGGCCCCAACATAAGAGAGACCAAACTATGTCAACAGAATCAGCGGTTATCGAAACTAATTCCGTATCACACAAGCGTAACTTATCCCGTGTAGAACGGGATGAGGCAGAACTAAAAGAACTGCTTAAGCAAGCAGGGGTTACTCAAGATGAAACAGCAGAACAACAAGAAGAAGAAACCCCACAAGCGGAACCCGATAGCTCACAGCCTAGCGAACCCCAAGTTCAGGCAGAGAGTAGTACCCAACAAGAAGAAAAGCCAGAAGCCAAAGCACAAGAAGCTACTACTGAGCTAAGCTCTGAAGAGAAGACGTTTAAGCAACGCTACTCAGACATTCGCCGCCACATGCAAGACAAAGAGCAAGAGTGGAAGATTAAGTTTGAGAAGCTAGAGCAACAACTAAACGCTGCAGCTAAGAACGAGTTGGTACTACCTAAGTCAGACCAAGAGATCGAAGCCTGGGCTAAGAAGTACCCTGACGTAGCTGGTATCGTTGAAGCTATCGCAGATAAGAAATCACGTGAGCGTTCAACAGAACTAGATAGTAGACTAAAAGAGATTGAAGGTATGCGTATCCAAGCTCAGCGTGAACGTGCTGAAGCTGAACTACTAAGCCTACACCCCGACTTTGAAGGTATCCGCAGTGATGACGCCTTCCACGACTGGGCAGAAGAACAACCTAAGTGGGTACAGGATGCTCTCTACGAGAATGCAGAGGACGCTAAGTCAGTAGCACGTGTTATTGATTTATATAAGAGTGACAATGGTATAAAGACTGCCAAGGGTTCAAGCTCTGATAAGTCTGCTGCCTCTTCAGTAAGAACTAAACGAAACACTACGCCTAGCGAAGATAGCTCTGCAAGCTACTTGAGTGAATCCAAGGTAGCCAAGATGTCTATCAAGGAGTACGAAAAGCGCTCAGAAGAGATCTTTGAAGCTCAACGTCAAGGCAAGTTTATTTACGATATGTCAAAGAAATAGATTGACATTACTTTAATTGTAGGTAAAACTATAGGCATGTACATTGTCAGGCATTAACTGCTTGTACATGCTTTTAACTAAGCACTAGCCACACGAAGAACTACCTCTAAGTATAGGCCCAGCGCTTGAAGGACGGCCATCCTGATAGCACTGCTGACTACCCTAAGACAACGAGCCTCTTTTAATGTGGATATGTAGTGTCTAACTTTCACGCCATATCTATAAAGGAGAATTATTATGGCTATTGGAACCGCTGGTGGTGGTTTTGACGGGAACTTCTCCCCGATTATCTACTCCAAACAAGCACAGATCGCACTGCGCCGCTCTGCTGTAACTAACGCAATCACCAACAACTCTTACTTTGGTGAGATTGCAAACCAAGGCGACACAGTTCGCATTCAAAAAGAGCCAGACGTAACAGTCAACGCTCTGCAGCGTCACACAGGTATCTCAGTAGAGAAGCTTGATGACTCTGACTTCTCGCTCACCATTGACAAAGCTAACTACTTTGCTTTCAAAATGGATGACATTGAAGAGCAGTTCTCAAATGTAGACTTCACCAGCTTGGCTGCTGATCGTGCTGCATATAAGATGGCTGATGCAATGGATGCAGACGTATTGTCTTACCTCTCAGGTCACACATCTGCAGGTGCTTTCATCACTACTACTTCTGGTGATGCACAGCACGAAACAGCTGGTAGCTTGACTGGTGAACTCTTCACAGCAAACCACTTGGACGCAACTGACTTCGGTAACTTGACTATCGCTGCTACAGCGACTGCAGGTGACTCCGTACCATTGGCTCCACGTTTGCCAGGTGCAACTGCCCTGTCAGCTACTACTGTTTCTCCATTGACTGTACTTGCACGTATGGCTCGTAAGATGGACACAGCAAATGTAGACGCACGTGGACGTTGGGTTGTTCTTGACCCAGTGTTTGTAGAGATGCTCAAAGACGAAGATTCACGCATGTTGAATGGTGACTTCGGTGGTGCTGGTCTGCAGAATGGTCTGGTGTTGAACAACATTCACGGCTTCCGTGTTTATGTGTCCAATGCCTTGCCTGCTAAAGGCACGGGTGCTGGTACTTCTGGCGTAGCTGCACAAGACGATAACTATGGCGTTATCGTAGCTGGTCAGGACGATGCTGTTGCTTCTGCTGAGCAGATCAACAAAGTTGAGAACTACCGTGACCCAGACAGCTTTGCTGACATCGTGCGTGGTATGCACCTTTACGGACGCAAGATCCTGCGCCCAGAGGCACTTCTCACAGCACGTTACAACGCTGCCTAAATTACTTAGTTTGTCGGGCTGGTCTCTCACGAGGCTGGCCCTTCAACACACTTAACGGTAG